CTTACCTTACCAATGTCTAACAGTTTAGCAAAAGCCTTGTATGAAGCAGAGATTCCCAATTATGTGAACCAGCGAACTATTGCGGTTCATCCCCATGATTGGCCCTATGTCTTCAACTTTGACCCGCTGGTCACATCTGATCAGCAAATTCCGAGCTTGGGGAACACGCATGTTCTGTTGAAGTATTTCACAAAGCGTGCATATTCCCACATGTTCGATGGGATCATCACTCCATGTCGATTGATATTAGTTTCACCATCATATAAGCAATATTCTGATGCTTGGGACTTTATCGTTAGAATCGGCGGTGATCCGACTGTGGACATGATTGTCATAGCTAAGTATTCAGCTTATGACTATGCGCGTAGGCTCACACCTCATGCCAATGATGCTTGTGTAGCCCATTTTACTCGACATGTTAATTTGTTCGAGCAATCTTTTCGTGGCGGCGGTTTCTACGACGTCGATGAGATTGGAGCTTATGAAGGTTTTGTTGCGGATTTTGCAACCAAAGTTTATTATCTTCTAAGTGTTCATGTGGCTTATTTTCTTGAGCCAAGGGTCTTACAAAGACTCTATAAGATTAACCCTTTCTTGAAGTGTCACCAAATTATGAATTTGCCTCAAGAATTGGTTTCAAAGCCGACTAATCGTTTTGTTTACACTAGTCGCGCTGGTGGATACGTTATTTGTTTGGGTCCACATGGAGTCGAGTTCCAAGGTTTGAATTCGATCACTGAATCAGGGGAGAAAGTGTATTATCACTCTCCTCAATCTGTTAGTATCTGGCGTAGTTACCTTTTCACGTACAATCCAGAGTGGTCTGTTCACAATACAGAGCAATCTACCTATGGTGTCACGAAATTGGTGGTCACTTTACATGAACCTTGTCAATTGTTCATTTCTAATTGTTTTGTGTCAAGCACTCTGTACACACTCAAGCGTTTTGGTGATATAATTGTCCCAAAGACCACGACCGATCGTGTTCGTTCTCTGGTACGTAGTCTTCAGGACGAAGTTGATGAGAAGGGGAGAATTGTGAAGAATCGAAAACGTGACATTGCGTTGATTATGAATGGAGTCGCTTCTCGGGAAGCCGCACTATCGTTGTTCGCATTTGACAGTGTTGCGTATATCTCGGGGATTCCGCACTTAGTGTTGCCAGAGATTATCGACTTTGAGCTTCGATACGCACACAAAAGTGGTTACCTTGATTCACTTTTGGAATTATTCCGTAAAGAAGGAATTCGTGAGTTTGATTACCATCGGGCTGATCAAGAAGGTGATTTGAATTCAATCGTCAGAAATCTTGTTGCTGCCTCTCTTTTTGCGTATGCAACTTATAGATTTTACAGCCACACATTTGCTGGTTTGTTCAATAAACAATATGCATGGGTTTATTATGGGGAATTAAATCCTCTTATGAAATTTTTTTCTAATGCTGGGTTATACTTTAATCCTAAATTGCACATAACTAGCGTGACTCCGGTTGACCCTGTTCCCACTGAGTATTTGGTCAGTTATTATAATGAAGATTTTGCCAGTCTCGGTTTCGGGAGCATTAAAAGTGTTGCCAATTTTACACATTTGTTTGATTTGAAAGATTTACATAGTATGTACACCCACGTTAATGTAAAACCTTCCCGTGTTTGGATTGATTTTAGAGATGTTAGGTTTGAAGCATCAGCACCTATTCTCCCAAATTCGGTCTACGTATTTAAGTATGGCGATCATGTCGTTATGTCAATGAGATCGATTTCGCATACAAATGATCAGATCAACACTTTTTTCATAATTCGTAAGACCGTTGATGGTGTTGTTGTTGACTGCTCTGTTAGATCTGTGGCTGAACAAGCCCAAGTTCCGGCTGTTAACCCAATTTTGGTTGTGCCTAATTTGCAGTTACCTGTGATATTGAGTATCATACAGCCAGTGGTTCCTATGTTATCTACAGCTGTACAGCGTGTTGGCGCCCCTCGTGTTGTAATTTCACAGGACTACTCGTTTGCTGATGTTGATATATCTCATGATGGTTGTTTTATTGACACTAAGTTGCCTGCTCCTAAGGACCTGCTTTGGAGCGCTGATGTTGCCGAGGTTAACCCTTTGCCATACAGCTCTGTTAATAAGAATATGCAGGTAGCAGCTTTTGGTATAAGATTAGCTGTTCAGGCGAAAAAGAAACATATCATTTATTTGGGTTTTGCTAAGCATTACGAGTTGTTTGATCTTTTTGTTGCAGCGTCTGGGCAATTTGGTTTTACTTATGGCTTTTACGAGCTTAAACCTTTTGTTGATTTGGCGCTTGCTGCATCAAATTATAAACATTTGCCAATTTATGAGGCTCGTGAGCTTTCGAAACTATTCCAAGGTGGTCTTAGCAGTGATGATGTATTCGTTATATCAGATGCGTACACGGTTATAGACGGTGTTGCTGTTTCAGAATTAGCTTCTCTTAAGTCCAGTGTTAATGGTTTGTGGAAAGCTCGACTTGTCGATAACACTTGTGGTCATATTTATGTCCCACCTTTTGGAAATGTTCACGGAGGCATACCATGGGAAGTTTACACCACGAATTACGGTAGCAACGCAAAGTATTATCCCTCCTTAGAGATGAAGATGCAATATTATGCTAAGATGTGTACAATTTATCCATTTCCAATTGGAACTAGTTGTTGTTTGTCGTGTTTCCGAATGAATCACCTCTTACCTGGTTACAAGCAAAAGTGTACAGGTCGTAGTAGCCCTAGTAAGGTTACTTACGGCGATTACACATTTGAAGACTTTTTTGGACCGATTTCATTGCAGTCCAAAACTTCTGTTTTAGCAGAGAGTAAATTGGTGAGTAGATTCACGGTTTTTATGGGTCCTCCTGGATGTTTGAAGACTCGTGGGGCTATTTTGAGTATTATTGAGAACAGTTTAGTTAAAAATTTAGAAGTGTTGTACTCATCACCTGTGTCGAAAGTCAGAACAGATCTTATGGAATTTTTGAAACAAACTGGTTCGTTTGCCAGGGTTAAGTTTTGTTCCACACAGAAGATTCCACAAGGTAATTATCAAGTTATCTTAGTTGATGAAGTGTTCGCAATTTCTACTGTTGATTTGCATGCTATTTTCGCCAAGTATCCAAATGCTTTATTTTTCCTTTTAGGTGATCCAATGCAGATAAAAGCAATGCATGAGGGTGGCGAAGTTAGTAAAAATGCTGTTACCGCAGCCCATTTACCTAGCGAGAGTCACGTTTTTTATAAGAAGTTAAGTTACACAATGCCAATTAGGATACTTAAACATATCCAATCAAATTTCACTGATGTTAGTTACCATTATCCGTGCTACACGAAGAATGTTAAACATGGTGATGTTAGTACGCGTGAGACAAAAAAGCCTTTGTATGAAGCTATTGTGAAGCGTGCAAAAAATCTTCGTAAGTGTTCTGGCAGTGAAAAAATTATGTTATTAACATTTTCTAATATGGGTATGCAAGTTGCAAAGGAGATAAATGATTCTACTGAAGGTCGTTGTGTTCATGTCACAGCACACGGCTCCCAAGGTTGTCGAGCCTATTCTGTTGTCTATATGTGTACTCGTGATGAAGCAGAACGTTACCCAGCACATTACTATGTGTCTATAAGCAGGACTACTGAGTTGTTTGAGCTATTGATGGTTGCTCAGGATAATGAGAGAAATTTAATTCTAAATGTTTCACCTTTTAATGAATTATTGCACTCACTGTTGGCCCCCATCTTTGAGAATGGTGTAAATTATTACTTGAAGACTAATTTGTCGCAAGCAGTTTTTGAAGCGACTCTTACTAATGAGTTTGCTTTAAAAATTTGCAAGTTTGTCTCATTTTACTCCTATGAAAACACACATTGGGCAATTGGATTGTTGACGCATTGTTTGCATAATTTTTTCGTTTTACGTTTCAAGAGCGTTCGACACAGGCGTTTGTTTGCTTTCTGGTTACATTTTTTGAGTGTGTATGTTTCGCAATGTGTAGTTCCAGTGAATTACACACAATTGATATGGTCAGCTATTAAGTATTTGGTTTTTTACTACGCTAGTTTAGAGTTGAGTTACACCTACTTTGTGGTTTATGATTCAAAGTATTATATAGAGAATTTATTGCCAATTTTGGCGACACTAGTTACTGCATGTATCGAACAAACTGATCTCACTCAAACTGTTATTCGTATTTTGTACACTGCTCTTTGTTTGGGTAAAGGTCTCCAAAGCGATAATAATTCGATGTTTGTGAATTTGATTTTAACATTGTATCGTGATTTTTCCACATTTGTGTCATCTAGCACCACTTTTGGCCGTCTTTGGGGGTACGTTGCGAGTGATTTGTCTGTGTGCAGGAAGCTGTTTTTTGTAAGATTTATTCGACGATCGTGTTTAAATTTATTTCAATTCGTTGGGGTTTTTGGAAATAGGTTGTCGGATTGTTTGTTGCCATCGTTTTTAAAACAAATTATTCAGAAGTTTGGTAGTTCACCTTGCGGTCCAGATTTGAATGCGCTTCCTATTTTTCGTTTGAATTCATTAGTTGAAGAGATTCCAGAGTATGTTTTACAATTTGCGAATGATAGTAGTGCTTTTCGTAAGGCTCTTCATGTTCATTTTAAGAATTGTACAAAAGCCTTCGTTTACACGAAGGCCAAGGTCCCCTTTTCTAACAGAGTTGTTGATGTTCGAGTCAACCCGACGTCCCCGTACAAGATTGCTGATGTGGACCATGTTCAGGTTCAAAATGGTTTTATCAATAAGTCCACAATTATACATGGCACAACTGGTCGTTACAATTACCCTGCCACTGATATACAAATTTGGAATAAGCCGGTTTTGTCCGTGGTATCATCCTATGGTGCTAAAGAGAGTCTGCATTATTACAATGTTAGGAGACCAATGAGAGTTTTGAGTAACGATGATTTGTTTGTTTTAAAAAGTTTAGTATCTAATTACCATGAGGTTACACAAATTGGGTTGGTCTTTGATGAGCCAGTTAAAGCTGCAGATTTATTTGAATACACGAGTGATGTTCGAGTTGGTTTTCATGCTGGTGTTTTTGAGCGGTCTAAGTTTCTTAGTTTTTCTGATGTACATTTCGGTGTCCACCAGACAACTAGCTTAGGTTGGCAACTGGCAACATTTGCTGGTCGCTTTGCAAAAAAGCCATCAGTTGGTAACAATTCTGACATTTTGATGCGTCGTGTGACTCGTGTTTTCGGACCAAGTTACGCACCTGTCAATCCAGAATTAGTTGCAGAGAGAGCTTTTGAAGCCATATTTGAGCTTCCAAATGACGTGTGTGAGCTTGCTGATCTTGCATTACTTAACCAATTTAATGTTTTTTTGAAACAATCTAGTAAAGTTGGTGGTGCACATCGTGTTGCCTTGCCGAGTTTGTTGAACGATGTTAGTGCCACTAGGCAATCCTTTTTATCGAAGGCTCAGCACAAACTAGAAATTCCCTCGATTGATCTTGCTGAGCGTTCTGCAGGAAATAAATTAAAAGGAGGTCAACCAGTTAATAGTACCGATCCAATTGTGTCACTCTATTTAGGCACGATAGTTCGAGTCATGTCGTACTTTCTTAGAAATTGTGTTAAAAGCAATTTTGTGTTCATGTGTGGTGACGAGTTGAGCCCAGAAGTGTGTGAGGAGGTTTACTTAAAATACCACACACGTGGTGCACGATATAAAGCATCCGACATTAAATCTATGGACACCATACATTCTGACTTCACCTATCGTTACTTTTCAGCACTTCTTAGGATGTTCATGTTGCGTGTTTTTAGAGTTGATTATGATTTTATGAAGGTTTTTGAACAATTGGTCCCAAATTGGTTTACAAAGTCAATGACCCTTGATTTGAAGGCTAGAGTTCATTATTATTTATCTTCCGGTTTGCCTTGGACTTTGATGTTGAACATTGTGACGTGTTTGTATATTACAGGTGTTCAGATGGATTATAATGATATAATATTTGGTTTGTATATGGGTGATGATTCATTAGAGCAAATTCATTCCCGATCAAATCCCGAGTCAAACTTGTTAATTCATTTGGGCATAGAAGCAAAGATAAAGTATACATACGGGTCAGCTGAGTTTATACATAAGATTTTTACTGAAGGTAGTGACTCAGTACCACCCGGTATGTACTCTATTGTTACCAGGAATGCCGCGAAGTTTTTGTCTAAGAGGTTTCAGTGCAAGACGAAATTTGACTACACTGAACTAAGAGAATATATGCAAGGTTTTCGTGAAACTCTTAGAAAAGACTTGTCACTCCAGCGTTTTTATCAAACGATGGTAGCAAACATTGTTTATCATGGCCCTGGTTCTGAAGCTTCCATTTCTACAATTATGGAAATTCTTAATATTATTTGCTGTAGCAGTACCACGAGATTAGTGCGGCAGTTGGTTGTGCGTGAACGTTACCATTGTAAATCAACAAGAGAGTTAAATTTTTTGGAATCCCATTGGGGCCTATTTCGAAAATTTTTTACTTGTTTACCTTACAGTCTTGATTATATGTTTAGATCAATTGCTAAAGTTACTGTGCCTCAGCCATCTGAGCGTGTGCTTCCGGGATGTGTTGATAAGAATTCCAAATTGAAGAGAGAACGCAACTACTGTGTTCCTACCTTGTTTGCAGGAATGGGTTTTAGGATTGCGAATGAGGTTTATGATGCTATAAAGTTGCAGCGGGTAGCCGATGAATTAGGGAAAGTTATTGTTCTCTGTGACTTTTATAATCAACATGCTTTTGTTGGTAGGGATTCGGATCCACACTGCGCACCCTTACGATTGACGATCACTGAGGATCATAGTCATGCCACCAACTTGTCGTACGCTGATGATGTTATTGATGATTTGTTGGATGTTAGTGATCTTGCAATCGCAGGTGGTCCAAAGAAAGGTGGTAATCAACAGAGACAACCTAGAAAGGAAAAGTCAAAGCCAAAGAAAGCTAAAGAAGTAATTGTTGACCGTGTTGTTGTTGAGGAGAAACGTGTTCCAAAGCCTTTCATCCGTAGTGTTAAAGCTAGGGGTGATAATGAAGCGTATACTTTTCAGCAGTCAATACCACGTCAAAGGACAAGAGAAGCTAATAGTATGATAAAGATGGCACCAAAACGAAGCAAAGAGAATGTTAAGATGTACAATGCTATTAAGACCATAATTGATCCCTTAGCTGTAGCACGTCCTTATTTTGTACCATTCGATACGAATTCTCAATTTGTATCAGACCACAAGGCAGTTACTCGTGAAAATGTTACTTTGCTCAACTCATCCACTTCAGCTTTATACAAGATTATCGTGGCAGATAGTGTTTATGCACAATACTATGAATCAACTGTGACCTATGCTGCAGCAGCAGAGATGATACCATTGAATTTAAAATTGGGGCCTAGTAGTGATACACTTATTCCAGCCGATCCTCGTTACACTGCCCGTGAAGGCGTGCGTGATCAGGTTATATGTGCGACTGCGCAGAATGGGCAAGCTATAGATATGAACCTTAGAACATCTGTGGCGTTTTATGGGACTGCAACTGATACCATTCCATTTCCTCAAATGCTAGATCTGGATAATTTAGGCACTTTTACAGGTGCTGGTGATGTTGATTTTACAGAGAGGGAGTATGCATCATATGTCACAGGAGAAACTGTAAGTATTAATTTTGATATATCTTGCACAGGACCATGTACCATTACTGCGTCTCTTACATGTGTTACCCGATCTGGTGCTGGTTTAGTCACCGAGAATGTGAGTATTGTGCTTGGTGTCCTTGTGGCACCGATTTCAGGGTCGTACACTATTAGTGGTATTTTGGCATCTGTTGATCCTGTCATTGGTTATAATGTGTTGCGTTTAGCGAATGCTGGTGGTACGGTGAACGTCCGAGCTGTTATCATGAGGCATGCAGTTGGTATAGGATTTATGCCAAATGTTTTTGCAGGTTACTCTAGGTTGCGCGGTCGTGAAATTAACTCAGCAACAGCATTGGCTAATTTAACCGAGCGATACCGTCCATTAGCTTCTTCTTTACTTTTGACTTCTACTGCTCCGATCTTAACACAAAATGGTGTTATTCGTATGAATCAGATTGTTACTGGTAATTGCCCGTCTGATTCCAGTGTTAGCCGTCGGTCTTTATTCAGTGATATGTCAACTCAGCAAGATAAGTTTTCTACTGGTATGTACTCTGCACCAAATAAGTATGCTGGCCCCGGTGTGACATTTAATCAGCTTGATATTGCTTTTCCATTTTGGCAGCCCTACTCAGTTGCTTATGTTGAAGCGAAGAATAATGCTGGTGGGACACCAGCTGCTCTTTCTATGGTACTAACTGTTTGCACTATCTTCCAATTAAAAATGGCGGTAGCACAGCAGATTAAAAATGTGTACCCTGTCCCTTACAATGCCATATTGACAACTGAGTTTAATCAATTTATGGCAGATAAGAAATTTTTAACTGAGAATCCTAATCATCTCGCGGCAATTTCTAGCATGCTACGCGTGTTTGCTCCAACAGGAACTGCTTTAATGAGAGGATCTGGTAATAAATATCTTGGTTTTGGCGCCGATGTCATAGACGGAGCCATGAAGTTATTTCAATAATTGAAACTTCTAAATGTGGTTTTCCGATACAGGTTTTCCCACAAAATCTATTTGTTTTAAAATTTTTCTGCGTGTGTCGTTTTAAAGGTACTAGTTCGTTTTCGTGAGATTGAAAGCTCACCATTACGCCC